TCAGATAGATTCTCTAATGGTATTGATATAGCAGCAGAGCCATCAAAAGACACACCTGCTATGTTCCTTGCTGTGGCTAATACTGTTGCAGCTCCTGCTGTAAGACCTGCCGCAGTGCCAGTTATGTTTGTACCTGTAAAGGCTACCGGTGTACCCAATGCAGTTGCATTACCTGATGCGTCCAGATTGACTGACTTCTCTGAAGGGTAGGTAACAAATACATCCTTGGTCCCAGCGGCAAATACCAGAGCTGTTGGCTCTGTTGCTGAACTGTTAGATAGAACTGTAGTACGGGCTAGTGTAGTACCGGAAGACGCATAGGTTCCAATGCCTACTTCCCACTCATTAGTACCTTGTCCTGCGATACAGTAGTAGGTGGTATTTCCATCGCCAATTACAGCAAAGGACTGAAAGCCAGCAGCAGCCCCAGCAAGTGTGAATGTGCCATTACCTGCGGTGGTGGAAGTCTCTTTTACTCTGTCAGCTAAGATGAGTGCCATATGTCCCTATTATGGTTGAGTTTTAATCACTTGCCAACCGCCTGTATCTGAAGTATTTATTGTACTCCAAGTTGTGCTTTCTGAAGTATTTATTGTATCCCAAGTGGCAGATTCTGAAGTATTAATTACTTCCCAGAGCAGCCTTCTAGTAAGAGAGTCTGAGGCTAGAGCAAATTCATTAACTGTGGATATAAAGTTAGCGGCAGCGGATGTAGTTGAAGCAGCGTTAATCAACTCCTGTATGCTTGAATGGAACTCTGCCATGCTTTCAATGGAATCTGAAGCAGAGGCTCCCTCATTAACGAATCCATTCAAGTAGGCTAATGCCTGCACAACCTCTGACCCAGCGGCAGACTCTTGTATAGAGCTGCCAATACTGTAAGTAGAGGCTACCTGATCTTCTGCTGTAGCGCTTTCCTGAATTTCTGAACTGAAGTCTACCCCAGAAATTACTTGCTCAAATGCCGCTACCTGCTCTGCTATATCAACTTCAAATGTGGCTTGAGCTGCCGTAGCATCAGAAGCAGAGACAACCTCTATAACCGCCGAGTTCATGTCCGCTTGAGCAAAGACCTCATCTAGCCCAGTAGCCGACTCATCTATTGCTCCGTTTAAACTCACTGCTGAGAAGACCTGATCTTCTGCGACCGCGCTCTCTGCTACAGCCGATGCAAATACTTCCTCTGCGCTTACCTGATCTACAGCCGTTACTGACTCATTTATAGCTACCGCAAAGTCTAGAGCCGCTAAAGTAGAGTCTAAAACAGAGGCGGACTCATCTATAGCCGCGACAAATGTAGCTACTGCTACTACCGTATCTTGTGCAGTGACTAGCTCATGGACATCTGCAGCAAATATAGCTGCCGCAAAGACCTGCTCACTTCCAGTTACCGACTCTGCAATGCTTCCGGGTAAACTGCGAGTTGCGTCTACTTGATCCGCGCCTGTAGCGCTCTCTGCAATGATTGAGGCAAAGTCTTCACTTGAACTTATTTGATCTGCTGCCGCAACACTCTCATGAACTGTAGTCTCAAATATAGCGAGAGCCTCGACTGTATCGGTCGCAGTAACTGCCTCATTGATATTATTTAAGAATGTAGCAATGGAAGAGACTTGGTCTGTGCCAGTAGCGGTCTCAGCAATGTCTGAAGCAAATTCAGCAAGAACTGACACTTGGTCAGATGCGGTAGAGGATTCTTGTATTGATCCAAGTAGCTCACAGAGGGCTGATACTTGATCAGAGGCTGTAGCAGCCTCATCTATCGCAGAACTAAGGTCAGTGGATGCCGTTGCTGCATCTGTTGCGGTAACCGACTCAATTATGAATACAGAGACGGCAGGACTTGCTGCAATAGAGTCTGACGCAGTAGCAGCTTCATCAATAGAACGGCTTGTGCTTAGATAACCAACTGACTGAGCGTCAGCAGTAACTGATTCTTGTATGGAAGATATTAGATCAACATGTGCAGATACCGCGTCAGCACAGGTTGTTATTTCTTGAATCTCACGATTTGCAGTTGCAGCACTTGATACAGCATCAGAAGCAGAGGCTGACTCGCTAACTTCAGCGTTTAGAAAAGCCCCTGCTAGTGACGCAAATGGCGCAGCCGCAAATGATGAGATTCCAAACACATTACGCTTCTGTCAAGGCGGCTTCTGGGAACCAGCGGTTTTGTGAAACGCCGTCAGCATCAGTCCACTCAATATGGTAGAAGAAGTCTCCATCTTCTGTCATGCGAAGACCTTGTACCGGACCTTGAGGAACGGCTGCTTGAACTTTTACGTTCTGACCCTTAGTGAATTTCGTTGCCATTTTTATATCTCCTTATGCAGCGTCAAGGCTGAATGTGTAAGTAACATTCAAGGTATCGCCAGCAACTACAGCGCGATCACCGGGGGACTGGAAGTCAGAAGCTGAGAACAAAATTCCCACTGTGCCAGTAGCTACATCAGTAAGGAATGCGCCAGCAACAGTGCCGCCGGGAGCTGTAATAGCAAATGCATTAGGTGCGCCTGAGTTATCAATAACTGAAGGATCGGCAACAGTTGCAGAGCTAAAAGTTACAGCCTTACGGTTGCCAGTGTAGTCTGTGTACTCAGTCCATCCAGCATGTGAAGCTAAGGTATCTGCTGCAGCAATAGTTGTACCTGAACCGGGACCAGTAATCAGACCTAGATACCAAGCTGCGGTGTAGGCAGACCCAGAGAAGAACGTGTCATTCATGTACTGAAGACCTTCGTTAACAACTAGATTTGGGTTCTTTTCTTCCCATTTCAGTTTGCCGTCTTTATCAAAACACTGAATTGTAAATACGCCAGCGCCACCAGCGGCGGAAACTGTCGTCCCACTTAGCAGAACGCTTGCGCCTACTTTATCTACAGAAACTGCTTTATTTGAAATCATTTGAAACTCCTTTATGAAAGTCTAATAATTGCTGAAGTATTGGAAGCGGCTGGAAATTCTACTTGGAATGTTGTAGTTGAGATCTTGTCCGAACCAAAGTCTAAAACACAAACCGCTGCACCACCAACCTTATAAATAAGCGCTCCGCGAGCGGTCAATGCACTTGTCCACGAGGTATTGGTGAAGGTGATAAATGCGGTCCCGTCCAGTATGCTCAAGGTTGGAGATAGGACATTACCACCGGCAGTATACCCAGTCGCTACAACCTCGCCAACGGTTGTATAGGCAGCGGTATCCTGATCAAGAGTTGATGCATTAGTATACAGCGCTATCTTGAATACGTTTGTTGTGCCAACACCAAAATCAAAGTTCCCATCAAGAACTCCTGATTTGAATACGTCACAGGTAAAGTTTCCGGTAAATGGCATTATTTCACCGGTATCCGTACCTGTCCAGATCTGTAAGCATCTTGTCTTTCCATGCCATCACCTAGACGTTTAGCTAGTGCCAATGCTTCGTTATATCGAGAAACGTAATTTTCCATAACGTCTTTGTCTGACTTCATAAACGCTGCTGCTTCTAGCATCGCGCCATAAAGCAGGACGCTATAAAAGTTATCCCCAAGCCATGTTGTATTTGCTGTAACGATTGATTCAGGGTAGTAATAGTAATGAAGCTCTACGTCATATGCCAAGTCAGGAGTTGGTCCAAGAATGAATGACAGTTCATTCGTTATAATAGGTGATGCATCGTTAGTGGTTGTTGGTCCAAACAGGGCATAGTATTGCGGCTTTCCGGTATCTGTCTTGATAGGGTAAGCAGCCCGTATGAAGTTAACATCCTTGTTAAGCAAGAAATCATACGCATCAGTGACTGTGTCTATAACAGCCATTGAGTAAACCGCCAGAAAATCTCCGGGCGCTGACAGATATTGATTATTAGCGGTTAATACCCCAGTGACATTCTTTCGTATTGAAGGGAACTGAACGCTGTTATATATCCGTTGCTCTGCTTGATCAATAAATGTATTGATCTGTTGGACAGACGTAAAGCTACTGACTGTTTGTGGGAACTCATTCTCACAATATGCCTTAATCGTCTGCGATAGTTCCGTGTAATTCATTAGCCCATCTTCTTCGAGTGACCAGTGCCTTTAGTAGCGGCTCCAGTACCACGGGTCTTCTGGGTCTGTGTGTTAGGGATATTGTTTGGATATCCGTTATTACCCAGATCCTTTTCTGATAACCCAGTAATAGGCTTTGGCTGACTAGGGTTAACGCTAGATGCTTTTTCTGGAATAGCCATTATTTGCTCCCAGAGTTCTTGTACTTGAATGAAGAGACCTTTTGATTAGCCACTTTAGCCAATCCACGACCCAACTCTTTCATTTCTAAATTGGTCTTTCCGCCTTTGCGGAATTTCTTAACTGCGGTTCCTGCCGAAGGCTTACCGGCTGCGATTATAATCTTCATATTAACTCCTAAGTTGTGACTACTGTTACTGTTCCTAGCTGGAATGATAAAGCTAGGTAATTTGGTGTTAGCCCTACATCGTTTGCTCTAGAACCTCCAACAGGAGCGTAGCCCCACTGGATAATTCTACTTCCGCCTTCAGGATAGCCGTTTTCATCAACAGCCGTTCCTGACCCATTAACCAATTGTAACCCGCTATTACCAGACTGCAAATAGCTTAAATCCTTTCTAGGATTCCTTACAGCCTGCGGATCATCAATTGGGTACATCCCCAGTTGTAACTGAGGCTGATCCGGTTCCCAGCATTCAGGACAAACAATTATATTAACTTGCTTTGTCTTGATGATCAAAGCCTTTAGCTGCGTTAGCTTGAACCTAAATCCGCATCGATCACACTCTGCAATCGAGTTCTTGGCGGACGCAAACCTATTACCCACAAATATAAGCCCTGCGAGGGACAAATCTCACTGGAGACTTGTCTCTATCTTCTTCAGCAGCAAACTTCCACTGTTCCTCATACTGGTCCTTTAGGGACTGTATGCGGTCTGGAGCTATCTTAACGGCGAGGTAGTATGCCAAGCCAGCAATCAGGCAGGTAAGGAACCTGAAGGGGATGTCTTGGGTGTTAATACCATTGCCTGCGTCTTGTATCCTGCGTAAGCGCCAGTAGACGAACGTGTAGTAATCGCTCTGATCTGGGGCTGGATATACATAAATCTGAGGATGGTCTACCCCAGTAGTGGGGTCTGTGCCTTCTGGTCTGCCACCTATTGGGTAGGTGGCTCCTGACTGGCGGTTAACCCACAATTGAATAGGACGACCAGTTGAGTTCTTGTTAGGGATGGTTGCGTATGTAGATACGCTAATACGGGTTATAGACAAGTCCTGCTGACTTGAACCCGTTCCTACCCTTGTTACATGTTCTAGAAGATCTATCGTATCAACAGGCAGATTGTATGAGACCTGATTAAGAACTAACGGTATCTCACCCTCTTCAATTGTCCACAGGTTTATCCCCCGGTTAGCCCATTCGACCGTCAGGAGGTTTAAACTGCGTCTTGCTGTGCGGATATCATAACCCGTGCGTAGCTCTGCCCCGCAGCGCTCAAACGCTTCCTCAATGATGTTAGTGAGGTCTAGGTTAGATGATGCTGTGCCTGATGTGGTCATTTAGCATTTCCATGCCCGAAGGCTTTTGTTTATGCGGCTATTGGGATCATTTGCCGTCTTAGCGGATGTCAGCTTCTTTTTCATTCCTGACATTCTGGCACAGAATGACTTCTTGCGGCTTCCACCTTCTGGCTGCGGAGCCTTCAATCCGGGCTTGTCTGGATTGGCTGCGTTATATGAGGCTCGTCCTTTGGCGTTTAAACCGCCTTTCTCAGACTTACCTTCCTTTCTTTGCCATGCAGGTGTCTTAGCCATTATCTATACCCCGCTGTTTTCTTTGCAATAGCCTTGGGCTGTGCCACAAACTGCTTACCTGCTGCCTTGCCTGCACGTTTTGCACGGGTAGTAGCTGCATACTCTGCTGGGCTTAAAGCCTTTATTGCTGCTTCTGGTAAATAACGCTCTCCTGTTTTAGAGGAGGGCTTCCCTGACCTAGTACGCCATTTCTGGTCGCTCCAATCTTTCAGGGATTTCTGTGGGGCTTTAATCACGATACCCGCCGCCAGCAGCCTTATATTTCTTTGCAACTAATTGGCTTTTTCTAGCTGACCATTCCCCAGCGCCAGTACCCTGAGTTGCAGCTGCCTTTACCTGAGACACAATCTTCTTGCGAAGGGTAGGCTTTGTGTAATTACCAGCAGCATTAACTTTGCTCTTAGCCATTATAGAGTCTCTATAATAAGTTACTTCTTATTTACAATTGGCTTCTTAACATAAAGCTCTCTGAAGCGTTCTGCCTCAATAGACTTCATGTCTCTACGTTCTTCTGTTGCCCGTATTATCCAATCAAACACGTTGCCGCATTCTTTTCGGTACTCAGCCCACTTGATCACTTAGCTTTAGGCTGCTTTCCTATAGCCCCGCCGTGTTTATACAGCGTGACAGGGTTATCCCCATCACGCTTCTTGATCTTACGGAGCTTGGCTGGGCTAATAATACCCATTCCACGGCTTGGCAGCATTAGCAGACCCGTCCACCCTTGCGAAGCATTGTGCCTTTGGTGCGACCCCGTTGAGCGATTCCATCAGCGCGTTTAGACACTGAGCCACCACTCTTCATTCCCGGAGACATCATTGGAGGAGCCATTGGAGAAACCATTGGCGCAGCTCCCATCTTTGCGTCCAGTATCTTGCTGGCTAACTTGGCAACAGTCTTTTTATCTACTGGACCCTTGCGCTTGATTGGGAACCCTGACATTCCATCTTTAGCCATGCCACCAGCTTTAAGACCGGCGTGGGCTTTGGAAGCGGGTTTAGCGGCATGTTTAGCCAAATTTTTCATGGCTGAGTCTTTCATCATCTTACCGTCAGGCATCTTGTGCATACCGCCCTTAGCCATCATTTTTGCTTTCATCATTATAGAGTCCGTCCTTTAGTTTTGATACGTTTAGCTGCACCATCTGCTCGTTTAGCTTCGCTCAAAGAGATAGCGATAGCTTGCTTCGGATTAGTCACCTTCTGTCCTGATGAGGACTTGAGTGACCCCTTTTTAAACTCTCTCATTACTG